GATAATGCTGACGTGTTTAGAAACTATTTAAAATAATCTTACTGGGGAACTTCGGTTCCCCTTTTAATCGGAGAAAATTATGTATAAACAATTAGCTGAACTGGCGTGGGATATTATTAAAATCTTATTGAGGATTAAGAAATGACAAGTGATAACGTATACGATTTATTACAAGCAATAGCGCAACAGCCATCTAAAAATGAAAAGATTATAATGTTAGCATATGGTCTTGAAGATGAGATGTTTGAAGATATTATATGGCATGCATATGACCCATTCATCATGTATGGTATTAGAAATGTAGAAGAGCCTTTCAAAAATGGTCGGGATATGTTTAATGATTCTACATTTACTTTGTTAGATAACTTAGCTAAGAGAAGGTTAACAGGTAATCATGCAAAGGCAAACATTAACGATCACTTGCAAACACTAACATCTAAATCTCAAGTTTTATTCTGTCAAATTCTTAATAAAAGTTTAGATGCTGGCTTTGATGTGAAATCTATTAACAAGGCAAAGCAATCTGAATTCATACCTATTAAGAAATATATGCGGTTTAGCCTTCCTAAGAATGTTAAGATGGATAAGTTTCCATTTCCTGCATTCTCCCAAGAAAAGGCTAATGGCTTGTTTGTAAACATCACTAAGAGTGCTGGTGATATTTCAATGTTATCACGTAATTACCAGCCAATGAATGTCTATGAGTACTATGATCTGATATTTGAATTAAGTCCTCATATGAAAGATGGATATCAGTATCATGGTGAATTATTAGTAGAAGTGAACGGGGAGATCCTAGAGCGTAAGACCAGTAATGGTATTATACGTAGAGTTAATTTAGGCGGTAGTTTTAAAACGGAAGAAAAACCCGTATTCATGGTTTGGGATCGAGTAAAATTGTCAGGTATTGCTAACGGAACAGATGATGAGCCTTATTACTCTAGATTGAATAATTTACACTTTGACTTACTACACTTATCTGATGTTAATCTAGGCATTGCATGTAAATGGACTCGAATAATTGATACTCGAAATGTAAATAACCTTCAAGAAGCAGAAACGCATTTCATAGAACTTGTTAGACAAGGTAAAGAAGGCAGTATGCTTAAGAAACAAGATATGCTATGGAGAGATGGCACTACAACTAATGGTGTTAAGTTTAAGAAAGAGTTTGAGTGTGAGTTAAGAGTCATTGAATTTATACCGGGCACTGGTGCTAATAAAGATACATTTGGCTCATTATTATGTGTAACAGAAGATGGCGATTTAAGTGTTGGTGTGGGTAATTTAACAGACGCATTAACAGCAGAAATTTGTAAAAACAGTGGAGACTGGTTATACGCAATTATAGGTGTAACATACTCAGAGGTGATTTGCGATGAGAAAGGAAATTATTCTTTATTTGAGCCTAAGTTCATTGAGAGACGCTACGATAAAGATGAAGCAGATACTCTAGAACATTTGTTGAACATTCAGGAGGGTATATATGACGTTTAAAGAAATTAGTGATATCATTGTGCAAACCTCTTACGATATAATAATAGTATCTACAGCAGTATTTATAGTGTGTGGATTAGTGATTGTAGTTAAAATATTATGGAAAGAGAATGATTAGCCCAATAGAGCTTTATAAAGGCCATTTAACTATACTAGTAATAGAAAAGAAACAATCTATTAAATTATTAGAACTAGAGCTAGATAATGCAAGAAGACAGTTTCGTAATTTAATTAGAATTCAAGAGGAAATCGAAAATGAAAATAAAACTTAACAAGAAGTATAGAACACGTGGTGGTAAAGTAGTAAAAGTGGATAAGATGGTAAAAAGTGAAGTATATCCATTTTGTACAGATGCCGGCTACTCAGTTACAGCGGAGGGCAAGAGATTTGGTTTTATGGAATCTGAGTTTGATTTGGTGGAACGCATATATAAGTTTGAGTTTAAAGCTGGTCGTCAATACTTTACACACGAAGGAAATCCTGTAACATTAACAGATATAGAGCATTATGGTAGATATGTATTTAGTGGTGATAATGGTTATGACTACACAATAGATGGTAAAATGTATATTGATACAAAGTCTGAGTGCGATTTGCTGAGACCTCCTAAAATTAAAGTAGGGCGTACGTATATAACACGTAATGGTCAAATAGCTAATATAACAAAAGCAACCAGTGATATAGGCTTTTATAGATATGAGTACCGTACGCCTAATGGTTGTAAGTTTGGTGTAAGTAAATATGGTGAAATATTTGAAAATGAACAGACTGATTATGACATAGTTGATGTATATAAGCTAGAGGACAAAAAACTTTATGTTGATGACAAAGATCATGTATATAGAGCTGAATTAGGGGTTGTAACTAAGTTGACAGGACTTCTCAGAGGCCAACAATTTACTGTTTCAGATATGAATCTTGTAAAAGAATTCAATGGACTTTGCCTGGAAGTTGGTGGCATTTATGTAAATGAACGTAATGACAAATATGAGATAATACACATTAGGAATGATGAACATGTTGTCGCAATGGACGTAAATGATGATTCCTTACGTACATATACACGTGGGGGTTATTACAATGACTGTGGCGTTTACAGTAATGAAGACTTAATAATGAGGGTTTAATAATGGAACTTGATACAAATTGGGATACATCAAACAGTGAAGATGATGACTGGATTGACGATGATGAAGAAGAACTTGATACAGATTGGGATGAGGAGGAAGAATGAGTGATTATGTAGAAATGCTTAAAGAAGGCGTACACATTTCAGATTTATTGAACGCCAATTCGGGCAATGTAGGTGATATAGGGGAGCTACTGCAATTGGCTGCTATTCATATTGAGAACCTAGAGGCTGATTTAAAAGATACAAAAGAGTATTTTGCAAAGTTTGATAAAATTGCTAAAACTATTAATTATAATAGTACTGCACTTGAGGAAACATTAAGTATAGCCAAAACATTTCGGAGAGTTAAATTATGATTTTAGGCAGATTAACTGAAGCACAAGAATTAGACTATTCACCCGAACCAGAAGAAGAAAACTGGGAAGAAGACGGTGATCGTATCTTAGGGGCGCATGGCTATAATAGAAACTGCATGTGCTATTCATGCAATCCACCGGGGTAGGTTATGAAAGTCGAAATTCAAAAAAAGTACAAAACGCGATGTGGCTTCAAAACTGAAGTACATCAAATCATCACATCAGTTAAGACCGATTATCCAGTGTTAGGGCGTTATTATGACACCGATTATGCAGAATGGATTGATGAAAGATGGATGTTAGATGGGCGATGCGATGAAAGTATTGTAGATAATGATTTAGATTTAGTTGCGCAATAAGGGATATCTTATATGAAATCGTTAACAAACCAAGAGGTTAAGAACATGTTACACAAATTTGATTTAATATCTGCTATTATTGGAATGATGATAGCAATAGCTGTATCGGTAGTGGTAGTTGATATGAAGTACGAAGACTATCGTCAAGTCCACCAAACTAATATTGGTGGTGTTGTAATTGAAGGCAAGCACATTTATGAGCTTGTTGAATTAAGTGATCCAAGCCAAGGGGTAGTAAGAAAATGATAAATATCAATAAGCAATATAAAACCTGTTGTGGGTTCCCTGTCGTGCTATTAGCAATGGTAGACAAGCAGTATACGGTAGGCCCGTATACTGTAATTGGTCTCTACAAGGATGAAGATAGAGGTTGGGAGCTTGGGACGTGGTCTGATAAAGGATATTTCAATATTGATGATGCAGATATTGGCAGCCCGCTGAATTTGGTTGAAATCAGCGATGAATCGCCTGTCGTGCCAGCAGGCGTGCAGGTGCCCAAATTTGGGCCAGAAACTGGGGCAGAGCTGGCAACCGCGTCTGAGGCATGCCTGCAGGGATGGGCCAGATTTATCGTGCCACCTGCGTAGCAAAAGCAGGCCATTAACGGGTTCGGGTTGTAATGCGAGTGTGCCAACCCCGTTAAATTAACCCTAATTTCAAAAAATAAAAAAGTTGAAGTTAGAAATCCCATCTCGTATTATTAATGGCAAAAGCGCACCATAATGGAACCGCACGATACATACTTTATATTAATTTATTATTAAGGAATTTATCATGTCAGTTCAAATCCAACAAGCATTCGTAGTAAACGGTCAAACATTTGCAACTAAAGCAGAAGCATTAAACTTTGTTAGACGTCCATTGATTTTAGCAGCTATGTTAACAGCTGTAAGTAATCAAACAGACGTTGCAGAATGGTTAGTTGATAACCAAGACACAGTTGAATCTGCTTTCGAAAGTGGTACTATTCGTCGTGTGACTAAATCTGATTATAACAAATTGGAAAAAGCACTTGCAGAAATCACTTCAGGTTTCTTATTTGACAATGCAAAATCTGTCTTAGATTCGTTCAGATGGCCTGCTGTAAAACGTTTAACTGCTGAAGAAAAAGTAGAAGCCGCTAAAACAGAAATCTTACAAGCATCAGGTAATCCTGAACTTGCTGATTATGTTGTTAGTAACTCTACTGCTATCTTGGAAGCTTATAGCGCTGGTGTTGAAAAACGCGAAGTGTCACCTAAAGCTGCTGCTGGTTTAGCAGAATACCAAGCTAAGAAACGTGCTGAAGAAGATGCAGAAGCTGAGTCTAAAGGCCCAGAAGCTGTAGCTGAATTGGCTGCAAAACGTGAAGCTAATCGTTTAAAACGTGAAGCAAAAGCTGGTAAGTAATTTTTAACAAACACCCCTTGACCTTAATGGTTGAGGGGTTTTAATCAAAAACTGGAGATAAAGAAATGATGAGATATTTAACAGCATATACAAACAACAGCGTGCGTCTTCAAGTTGAAGATATTGCTCGTAAGGAATTTAAAACATTAGTACAAGTAGCGAATGAACTGATAATCCAGGGCATTGAACTAGTCACTATTCAAGACCTTATGGTAACATCTCGTGAAGCAACAATACGTGGTCAAATGCCATTAAAAACTTACATTGAATTAGTTGATAAAATACCTTTTGTTTCTTATAAACAAAAAGGAAAATGCAACGAGTATCTTGGCTTGGCAATAGAAAAAGCTTTAAAAGCACGCCCTAGAAATGCTATTGTAGATCTTGAATATAAAACTTTAAAATGTTCTCTTAACTCTCACATAGACCTGCTAAAGCTTTTATACCCTAATTGTAAAGTCGATGGGATGGAAGTTAAAGTTTCTATTGGTAGTGATCAAGCATTCTTGCGTTTAAAAGAAATTATCTCTACTCAACCAGGTATTAAACTTAACACTGATCCTACATCTGGTACATTTAGTATTATAAGTTCAGAAGGTAGGGTTGCTAAGTTTAGAAGAAATGATTATGAATTCTTATTAGAGATTAAAGAGGGGTCTATATTGATTCTAGCTGATAACATCTCTGAAAATGAGTTAATTGCATTAGGACGCGATGTGTTGGACTTTATTAATCGAGGTTAATTATGAAAGAATTTGAAGTTTTGATTAAAGAAAGGTATTTTATTTATAATGCTATTAATGGCACAATTACAAGGCATAATGGCGCTAATGCATGTCTTACACAAAGCGTTGGTAAAAATAGAGGTGTGCGCCATGTAGTTCGTGTACCAGGTTCTGCGAAAAAACAAACATCTGCAGCGCGTGTTGCGTGGAGATTGTATTACGGGGAATGGCCTAATGAGCCTATAGCGTTTAAAGACAAAGACTCATTTAACATCAGAATCACTAACATGTATACTTTAAACAGCCCATTACCAATCATGGGCAAATTTTCAACACTACTAAATGGTATTTCAAATGAATCAAAAAGAAGCTAGAAAATTATTCGATTATGACGCGATAACAGGTTGTTTATATTGGAGAGATTCAAAATTTAAGCAAAGCCATAATGCTGTAAGATTCGATCCTGATAGAAATCGAATCATTCAGGTAAACCATAGGATGTATGTTGCGGCACGACTTGTGTGGACATATCATCATGGCGATGAACTTACACAATTAGATTATCTGGGCTATGTTGACAATAATAAACAAAACACTAGAATTGAAAATCTATATCTGAAAGATGGCACAAGCTTTAAAAGTGTTTATAGAAATATTAAACCAACAGTATCAGCTGAGAGGGTTGTGTATGATGTCGCTATCAATCACAAAGGTAAAGTTATTTCAAAAAGATGTAGAACACTAACAGAGGCATTAGAGTATAGAAATGCCCAACGAAGTGAACTTGGTATGAAATTTATTGGGATGGACGTATGAACATTATAGTAATTAAGAGTACAGAAGATGAGTTAGTTGTACTCAATATTGACCATATAGAGAGTATACGGCTGTATGTTGAAGATACGACTCATCTTTTAAAGGTTAAAGAGGCAGGCTCAATAAGTTTCAAAACCTACACGATAAGTTACGAAACATGGCATGAGGTAGCACGTATGCTACGATTCCAATGGTCAAAGTTACAGTAATAACGCTCTTATTACTGTCTAATAGTGTTAACGCCTTCACGGGCGTTGACATTGATGGTGATAAGTTTGAGTACAAACACAATATGATGTATTCTGAGAAACCTATTGTCATGGCATGGGTTGGAGATATACTTGGTGGACATCATATTCATACATTTATTGCAAAAGTGGAGAAGCACAATGTTAAAATTAGAAGTGGGCAAAAAGTACAAAAGCATAGACGGACAGATTTGGGAAGTCGTGTACATCGGTGATAAAGATATTACGTATCCTGTTATTTTAGTAGAGGAAGTGAAATGAGTTACTGTGCATTATATTTTATTAGCTTAATTGGTACACCATATGTTATCTATGATAACGCTGTGTACTCAAATCAACCAATTCCAGGTATGACAACTATTGTTGCCACCCAAGAGATTCTGGATCACTTCATTGAACAAAATGAAGCGACCTGTGGAGAATAAGATGCTTGAAGTAGATAAAGAGTATAACAATCTTAATGGTCAACGTATTCGGATATTATTTAAAGAATACGATCAGTTTGTAGGCGAGAACATGTTTAATGAAGATCTTGAATGGTACAGTAAAGAAGGTCATGGATATGTTGATTTAGTCTTAGAACAACCACTAGATCTTAAAGTAGGAGATACATGGTTAGATCACTGGAATAACCACGTGTTTATCGCTAGTATTAGCCCTACAGCACAAAGTGGAAGCTATCCTGTTATCGGCATCATGTACCCTAACACCATCGGGCACAAAGCAGCATGCTATGCTATAGATGGTAAAGCAGCATGCGCTAGTCACTATCCTTTAAAGGAGAAAATAAAATGAATTTTGTAAAAGTCACAGGTGTATTGATTAACCTTGATAGGATCTCAGAAGTGTGCATATCAAAGGTTGGAGAAAACTTTGATGTACGGATATCATATGGTGATGTTAATGACTGGTCGAGATATTTTTTAAATGAAGAAGAGCTAGCTAAAATTGAAATTGCAATGGGAGTAAGATGATGATAGAAGTTGGCAAAGAGTATAGAAATGGGGACAATCATCGTATTTATATAGTATTTGAAAAAGATGATAAATTTGTTGGTGTTGATTTATTCAATGAAGATCTTGATTGGTATTTTGGGAATGGTGTATGTACATCTGTTAATGAATCTAGGTTTAATCTAGTGATGCCTATGAAACTAGAAATCGATCACATATATAGTAACACAGACGATGATCGGTATATTGTTAAACATTATGATGGTTATGGTAATTATTGGGCCGCTAGACTTGGTCAAGCGTGTAATGGTTCTTGGTTCTATGAGGATGGTAGATATTATAAACACGAAGAAACAAGTCATGATTTAATTAAAGAGGTATTCTGAATTAACCTTTCCCCCTCCTACTGCCCTTCGGGGTGGTAGGAGGCCCCTTATTTTTTTTTTTCTTATGAATGATATAATAATAGGCTCCACAATAACAGATACTATCGGTAGAACATTACAGGTAGCATATAAATCACCAACAGTAGTAATAACAGGGCAAGATACTACAATACAACCATTAGAAACAGAATTTAATTGGTATATGAGTGATGGTTCATATTGTCGATCTTCACGATCAACTTTCTATATTGTCGTATAGACTTAACCCCGTTAAATTAACCCTAAAGCCGCTCCCCCTGAATTGTAATCCATTAGTTGTTAATCCTTAGTTATTAATTAATAATAATTAATCTAATAAATATATCCTTTAGGGGATCCCTGACTTTTTCCTAAAGGGCAGAGCGCTGAGACATATAGAAAACCCCGTTAAATTAACCCTAAGATTAATAATAAATAATTGTTAATTTTTAAAATAGAGGGCTACGGAGACGTAACTCATTGAATGCAAACTGAAATGTGAGTAAACTATGGACACACAGACAAAGCCACTAAAGAGAGAAGATGGTGTCAAGATACAACGTCTGAGTAATTTAAGTGCTGGTGGACGTTTGAGTGTAGCTAAGCTTAAAGATTTAGGGTTTGACCCTATTGAAGCATTAGTACATCAGTATAGATTCTTAGAAGAACAATTACAATACTATAATGATTGGCGTGATAACAAAATAGTACCATTAACATCTACAGGTAAGACTAAATGGTATAATGAACAGACACATATGAATCTAATAGATAAGATGACAGCTGTATCAGATAAATTGTTGCGTTATAAATATGGACGTGTTCCAGAGACTAATATTATAGAAGATAAAATGAGATCCCCATTAGTTATTAACTTAACTAGAGAAGGTGATACACACATCATAGGAGAATACAATGATAGTGACGACAATATTGACTACGATTAACATATGTGCTTATTTCATGTTAGCATTAACAATGATTGTAGCTATAGTTAAAAAGAAAGTTCCCCAAATGATTATTGATGTATTATTATTTATATCATTATGTAATATTTTAACGTTCCTAACAGGACTCTATTATGAGTGATTATCAACAATTATTATTTGTATTTAGTCAATTAACGTTAATGATGATTACAATTTATTTCATTTGTAAAAACGAACAACTAGCATTTAAGGCCCTACTATGTCAGACAGCAGTAGCGATATTATTATTGATTTGGATTACATCATAATGTTTACTAATTTAATTATGTTTGCATCGTATGCTTTTTTAGAAACATCAACATGGGTTATTGTTGTATTGGTGTATTTAGGTATATGCGTTTTAAATGACCTCATTGACTTAGTATTATATGATTAGCCTTCATCCAGCACAATCTCAAATATATAAAGATTTATTTGTAGATCAAAAATTAAGATATGCTGTAGTATGTTGTGCTAGGGGTTGGGGTAAATCATATATGGCCGCTGTATGTGCAGTTACAGCTGTATTTGAATTACTCGAACTAGCAGCTAAGGTGCCTAATAAGACAGTGTACATCATTGCTCCTACTTATGATCAAGTAAAGGATATTTATTTTCCATTAATTAATTATGATTTAGGAATGGAAGATTATGCTTTAAAATCATCTCGTGATCTAGGGCGTTTCTGGTTCGCTAATAATGTTGAATTAAGATTATTATCATATGAATCAGTAGAACGTATGCGTGGCAAGGGTTCTTATTTTGTCGTATGGGATGAGATATCATCATGTACCAAAGGTCTTGGTGCTGAAGATGCATGGATGTCTGTAATACAGCCTACTATTGCCACTAGATGGTCTAATAAAAGAGCATTAAGTTATGGCGCTAGAAGTCCTGGACGTTCATTAGTTATTAGTACACCCAAAGGATATAATTTCTTTCATACACTATCTACATATCATGAATCAGACTCTGATTGGGGATTTTATCAATATGATTATTTACAATCGCCATTCTTAGATCAACAAGAAATAGAAAAGATTAAAGATAAGATTGACCCAGTAACATGGGCATCAGAATACTTAGCACAATTTGCTGAATCAGGCAACAGTGTATTCTACTGTTTTGATCGTAAGAAACATGTTGATGCTACATTAGAAGACCTTATGGAAGGTGAAGATGTTCATATATGTATTGACTTTAACGTCATGCGTCAGTGTTCTAGTGTCTTCACACTTAGAGGGCATCAAATGCAATTTATTGATGAGTTCCAAGGGCATCCTGATACAGAATCACTGGCTATTGCTATTAAAGAAAAATATAAAGGCCATAAGATATATGCATATCCAGATCCTTCTGGTCGTGCTAGAAAGACTTCAGCTCCAATAGGTCGTACTGACTTTAGTATACTAGAGACATATGGCATTATATGTAGAGCGCACAGGGCTGCACCACCTATTATCGATAGTGTAGCTGCAGTAAATCGTAAACTATTAACAGCTTCAGGTAAAATAGACCTGTATGTACATCCTAGATGTTCCGGTACTATTTTATCTCTTGAAAGAACAAAATGGACAGACCGCAACTTAGATATCGCGACTATTGATAAGTCCGAAAATATAGAGCATTTTTCTGATGGTATTAGATATGCCACAGAATATCTCTATCCAATACAAACGGGCGGGAAACGGGTTTCTCGTGGTTTCAACTTTTAAGGATAATAAAATGGAAGCACAAGATTGGGTAAATATCGTATTGAGTGCTGGAGGCACGATTGCCACAGCCGCATTGGGACTACTCATGTCTAAGTTTAATAAGTTAGAAGCAGATAATGATTCTGTTGCAAAGGCTATTAGTGATGTTAAAATCCTTATTGCTAACGATTATGTAAAGAAAGTCGAACTTAATCAACAGCTACAAGATATCTCTAGAAAGTTAGATAAGTTAGAAGATTTAGAAACTCAAATGGCTACGCAATATGCTCGTAAAGAAGATCTTAAAACTCTAGGTGAAAGCCTGGGAAAGAAATTAGATCAAATACTCGATAAACTAGAAAGAAAAGCTGATAAGACAGATTGGAGGGGCAATGGCTAGAAGCAAAATTAATGCACCAACAACTGATTTAGTTACAGATACAGGTAGTGTATTATGGTCATTTATTAAGGGTGAGCAATTAGAATTTCCTATTACACTTAAATTTTTAGATGATGCTACTGCTGGTTATACATATGAAGCTGTAGTAATTGAAGCAGATAATGCTAATAATAAAGGATTACCTACAGCAGCATTAACTAGTGGTGTACAAACAACAATCGCTACTAGAATACCTACTAATCGCGGTACATGGGGTGCAGCACAAGCTTATAACAGAGAAGATGTAGTGTTATACAATGGTGTATATTATCGATTATATGATGGCTTGATTCGTGTTAGCGCATTAACGCCTGATTTAGATGCTACGTGGATTACTACTCAATTAAATAAAATATATATTAGATTTCCTAGTACATTAGGCTATACATGGGTTACACAGCCGACAGTTGCTAAGTCGTCTTATGGATTCTTTGAGTTAAGAGTCACTGAGAACAGTGCTACATTTCCTCGTACATGGAAACCTGTTCGTGGCTTAGTTGAAATTCAATTCAGTCCAACGGATCTAGTGCCATGAGTGAACAACTAGATACTGATTTAGTATTCAGTGAAATAATTACTGATGCTATAATAAATGAAATAACTGCTAATGATGTAGTGACAGATATTGTTACAGATACATCATCAATAGAGTTAGAGGCTCTATATGCTACTTTAGAATTACTTTCTACAGTTATTACTCCAGAATTAGTATCTAGTGTGTCCACTAATGAAATAACTGCTATAGAAGTTATAAATGAAAGTATAGCCAATTTAGTTGATAAAGACATTATTGGCAATAAAGCTAACTTAGCTGAAAACACAGCAATGTTAGTAGGTGCCTTTCAATATTTTCCAGAAAAATTATCATCAACTGAATCATTAGTAAAAATACTGCAATACAATAGAGAGTTATTTGAAGAATTCCAAATACCTGAAGAAATATCTTTACAGCTTACTTCTAAGACACTTGATGAATTTTTTAAACGTGAAGAAATAACTTTAAATCCTACCGCCAATAAAGAAGATATTGTAATGATATCGGAACTGGTCACTGAAGAACTAATTAAAACATTAGTAAAATTCTTTAATGATGAAGTTCGTGCTATTGAATTTATCGATTATTATGCAGGTAATTCTCGTGGCGGTCACGATGGTAAAAGAAGTGTAGATGATGTTTCTATGCAACCTGTACTTAATCGTGCAGATTCTAAAAATAGTGTAGACTCATTTCTAAAGACTATTTATAAAAATATACAAGAATCTATACATGTGCTTGATAATATAATAGCTATTGGCGATGTTTCCGAAATCACCTCTGGAGTGGACGACTCTAAACAAATTAGGGGTACATTGCAAATATTCCTACAAAATTACTTTGCTGAAGATTATGTCAGTTTTGACTATGTTGCAAGCGACTACACAATTCAAGGATAAAAATGTTAACTGAAGAAATTAAGGCTTTAGGGACAGTGTCCTTTGAGCTTACAGATGAATTCGGTAATGTGAAAGACTCTGGTTCTAATAACTTAATTGTTAACACAGGCCTTAGTTATATTACTAATCGAATTTTACAAAATAGCACAGCACCCGTTGCTTATATGGCTTTGGGCACAGGCACAACAGCTGCACAATTAACTAATACAGGATTGGAAATACCACTAGGCGCTCGTATGCCAATTACAGCAAATACACAAGTTACTACTAATGTATTAAATGATTCTGTACAATATACATGTGCATTTCCTGCTGGTATTGCTACAGGTGGTATTACAGAAGCAGCTTTATTTAATGCTGAAGCAGGAGGCATAATGGTAGCTAGAACAGTATTCCCTGTCATCAACAAAGGCCCGCTAGATGTATTAGCGATTGTTTGGAAAATTACAATTTACTAAGGATTAAAAATGATTAATGATTCGTTAGAGGCCAAAGGATATGTGGAGCTTGTTGTTACAGACCCTAATGGCAATGTTAAAGAAAAGAAAGTTTCAAATACTGTCGTCAATACTGGTAAGCTATTTATGGTAAATAGATTATTACCAATAACATCTGACACTGTTGCATATAGTATTGGTGTAGGTAGTGATGACACAGCTGTGGCACCAAATCAAGTAGGTTTAATAGCCGCGTTAGGTGCTAGAATCGCTTCTGTAACCCCTGTCTTGGCCATGACTACAATAGCTAATGATAGTGTTCAATTAGAAGCCAATATCGGAGTAGGCGCAACGACTCTTCTTATTAAAGAAGCGGGTCTATTCTCTGCGTTAACAGGTGGTGTAATGTTAGCTCGTACCACATTTGGGTTAATAACAAAAGGGCCTGAAGATACATTGACTATTACTTGGAAACTCCAACAAGCCTAAGGAATAGCTATGTCTTCACTCATCACAAGAGCTGGCAAAGGCAGTCCCTTAACCAATGATGAGATGGACGCCAATCTTACATATCTTGAGAATAAATCAGCTAAAGCTAATTTAGGGTTTAAATCAGAACGCCTTATTGTCATTGACGGTAAAATAAAGCCTTTCTCAAAACCTAAAAATAATATATCATGGAATTGGCTTTTAACTGATACAATGACACCATTATTACCTGGTGAATATCAAAATACTTATCTATTAACTAATAGTAGTTATAATGGTAGAGAAATCCTCATTACCTATGCGTATGATTTTACTCCGATTAATATTAAAGATACTATAACATGTTATGACAATATTGCAGTTGAAGTCCGAACTCAAAGACCTCTCTATGATTCGAGTACTTTATCTGAAAAATCAACTTTCAATTTAAATAAAAGACTATTAAGTACTTATTCGATTGTTGATAATTCTTTTAGAGATATACAGTCTAACGTAAAAGATACTGCACTGAGTTCAGACTCTGTCAATAAAGATATAAGCCTTATTTCGAAATCGCAAGGCATCGCCTATGACATTATGCAAAGTCAATCTGCAGATCATACTTTACCTCAAGATATTGCATATTTAAGTGATACAATTACATACGTATTAGTTGCAGGCGAGTTTGCTATTATAACAGATTTAGGTTATGTATATTTAACTCCAGATATCACACGAGATTATGGCTTTATTACTGAAGCCTCTACAAAAACATTTGACTATGGTACCCTATTATGACAACCGTCGCAGTTCAATCTAGACGCGGTACTACAACTGAACATACAACATTTACAGGTCTTATAGGTGAGTCTACCATAGACACAACAAAGCACACAGTTGTGGTACACGATGGCAGTACACCGGGTGGTTTCCCTTTACAAAAAGAGTTATCATCTGGACAAAATATAAAAACAATTAACGGAACAACCATCCTTGGTTCTGGAAATATCACCTTACTTGCAGCAATCCCTGCAGCGACAACTTCTATTCTTGGTGGTGTTAAGGTTGATGGTACAACCATTACAATAAATGGAGCTGGTACTATAACAGCTATTGGTGGTGGTGGAGGTCTTTCACCTACAGGCATTAAGACTGCTGCATATACAGCGGCTAAAAACGAATTAGTTAGATGTAATACTACAGCTGGAGCTTTTTCAGTTAGTATGCCATCGACACCAACAGACGGAGATATTGTAGGTGTTGTGGATATTTATAACACTTTTACAGCTAATAAACTTACTGTATTGCCAAATGGCGGTACTATTGAAGGCGATGCAACTTCATTAATTTTAGACATTAGCGGTGCTTCTGTTTCTTTTGTGTATAATCAAGCAACAACTAATTGGAGATTGTTAGAAACACCAACAGCTGCCGTAAGTCCTCCTGCTGCGGTTACGTCTGTTGCGGCACCAACTATTACTGCAACAGGGACCGATATTACAACTTCGGTAGTTACAAGTACATCGACTCCAGTAATTACGATTAATATACCTAGCGCTAGCGCAACGGCTAGAGGTGTCTTAACAGCCGCTGATTGGAGTACTTTTAATAGCAAACAGGTTGCTTTAGTTAGCGGCACTAATGTAAAAACAGTCAATGGTAGTTCTATACTAGGCTCAGGTGATTTAACAATTGCTGGTGTAACTTCAGTAGCTGCATTAACAATCGGTAATACAGGTACGGATATAACATCTAGTGTAGCCACAAGCACATCGACTCCAGTAATTACGATTAATATACCTAGCGCTAGCGCAACGGCTAGAGGTCTTTTAACTTCTACTGATTGGGGTACTTTTAACTCTAAACAAGCAGCTATTACTTTTGGCACTAATGTTTTAACCTTTATTGGAACTCCATCTAGTGCTAATTTATCAGCCGCTATTACGGATGAAACTGGTTCTGGCTCTTTAGTATTTGCCACAAGTCCATCTTTAACAACGCCAACAACTATAGGATTGAAAGGTACTAAAATAGCTATGCCAGCTAATGATATTAATTTAGCTACTGGTGATTATTTTACTAAAACTATTTCCTCAGCCGTTACACTTACAGTATCTAATGTTCCTACTGCCGGAACTGTAGCTAGTTTTATCTTAGATTTAATAAATGGTGGAGCAGCAACTATTACTTGGTGGACTACTAAATGGGCTGGGGGGATAGCTCCTACATTGACTGCTGCGGGTAGAGATAGTTTAGGGTTCTTTACCCATGATGGTGGAACTACTTGGACAGGGTTAGTTCTTGGAAAGGATATTAAGTAATGAGTGCTACTAAAGATATAATCATGGCGGGATATACACCATTATCTGATAATTTTTGGCACACTACTTTAGATACAGCTAGTGTAAATGATGTTATTTATGCTAGTGCGTATGATAGTAGCGGTAATGTCTATATTACAGGACAAGCTGGAACTGCTGATACTACTACACCTGCTTTTATAGCTAAAGTAAACTCTTTAGGGATTCTACAATGGCAAAGAAAATTAGATTGGTCTCCTTATGTAGATACAGGAACCTCTATTAATTTAGATAGCTCTGGTAATATTTATATAATCGGTAATACAGCTAATGTAGGAGCTTTTATTGCTAAATATAGCAATAGTGGTACTATCCAATGGCAGCGTACAATTACTAAGGCTCCTGGAGTATATACAGTATATGATATTATTATTACAAATACAGATATTTATATTGCAGGGCAAGGTTACAACACTGTAACTTCTAAAAATTCAGCAGTTTTAATCAAATATAATACTAGCGGTACTTTACAATGGTCTAAAGGTCTTTCAGGGTTTTCTGATGTGTCAATAGGAAGGTCAATATCTATAGATACTACTGGAAATATTTACCTAGCTGGCGACTATTTTATGAGTAGTTCTGTGTATGGGGTATTTTTAAGTAAATTTAACGCAGAAGGAACTTTATTAGCTCTTATTAAATTTTCAGTACCTACTTCAGATTGTGTTGTAGGTAAAATACAAGTTAATAGTATTGATAACTCTATTTATCTAGTTATGACCGAATCACTAGTATCAGGGTACTCTTCAACTTATATAATTAAAACAGATTCTTCATTAATTTTACAATGGCAACGTAAATTAACTAAAACAAATTCTACGTTTAATTTAAAAAGTGTTTCTACCGATTCTGCAGGTAATGTCTATGCTGCTGGAAATTTGAGTAGTAATTCTTTAGGTTATATTTATAAGTACTCGCCTAGTGGTACTATAATTTGGGTTAGAAATTGGTATTGGTCTGGAGATTATCAACCAGAACTTTACGATATAAATTGTGCTAATGATACCGCTATGTATATAACGGGTTCTATGAAAGTAGGAACTATAGCAGTTATTTCTAAATTACCCCAAGATGGTTCACTACAAGGAGTTGCAACTGTAGGTACTTTACCTATTACTTATAATAGCACGGTAACTTTAACTGATAGTGCTGGCAATGCTAGCGTAAGCAATAATATCAGTGCGTGGTTAGCTAAATCATTAACACCTTCTGGGCTAGCAACTCCTAATAAATTTAAAATAATTGGGGATACTGGATGTATTCTTGGAGGTTATAGCCCTACGTATGCCACTAGTGCCTGCTCTCGTTTTAATTCAAATGGTAGCATTTTAAATTCTTTTACAATGGCAAGTCCTCCTTCTGTATTTACAGAATCTACAACAGATAGTTCTGGTAATATTTATATTAGTGGTACTGGGACTGCAAAATTTATAGCTAAATATACTTCTGCTGGTATAGTTGTATTTATTAGAAATATGACAGCTATAGGTACTGTCAGATGTATGGGAATGGTTACAGATTCGTCTAATAATGTATATTCTTTAATTTCTTCTGCTTATGGTGCTAGCACAGCAGATACAACTATTTTAATTAAATATGATTCTACAGGAACTATTTTATGGAAACGTACCTTATACCTAACAGATAGAAACGTATCCTCTTTAAAACTTTGTATTGCAAATAATAATTTATATATTGGTAGCAATATTTATACAACTGGTACTCAGGCACCATCTATAGGCTTACTTACTAAATATAATAGTAGTGGGGTACTGCAATGGAAAGTTAACTTTACTACAGTCATGATTTTATCTGATATTATAGTAGATTCTTTTGAAAATATTTATGTTGCAGGTTCAAGTAGTGGTTATTTGCAATCCTATCTTATAAAATTTGATAATACAGGAGCAATTATATCTACTGTTACAACCGTTAGTTATAATAATTATCTTACTATAGATTCTTTAGGTAATATCTATATTACTGGGGTGGATTTAAATAATTATAATTATATAGCTATTTCTAAATTTAACTCTACAGGAACTTTACAATTTGTTAGAAATTTATATGTACCATCTAAAACTTGTACGTCTCTTGGAATTGGTATGACTTCTACGAATGATATTATGATAGGAGGTACTTTAAATAATGATTTTCCTGGGCAAGTTGGTTTTGTAGCTAAATTGCCTTCCGATGGTAGTTTAATGGGAACACTATCAGCGGGCACACCTAATATTATATATGCGTCAGAAACTGCAACATCTACAGCTGTTGCAGGATTAGCTACTACTAGTTCTTCCGTTTTAGAAGCTGCTGATACAAGTTACTCTGAATCAACTTATACCGGAGGTGCTATAACCTATGCTTCTTCTGGAACTTTTAGTGTAATTTCAGTAAATGATAATATAACAGTATCAACATTAACCACCACAGAAGCTGCAGGTTCCTTAACTGAGTCTGCTGGAAATATGACAACCGCTAATTTAAAACTTTAAGGCAATAAAATGCAAGTAGCTATTGTAAATAATAATGAAATATCTAGTATAGATTCAATTTATACTTTATTCCCAAATGTATCTTTTCCGGTAACAGGAGTTGATAATGCTTTTTTAACTGACCATTCTTTATTACCTCTTCAAGTTTGGGAAGTTTTTGATAGTACTACTGAAAAATTAGTAAATTGTCAACCCTATATTAAGGATGGTAAAGTTTTTACTTATATAAAAGAGACAAAAACTCAAGAAGAACTTATAGCTGATTTAGAGCTTACTAGTCTAAGAACTGTAGATGATATTAGATTTAAACGTAACCAATTACTTAAAGATTCAGACTGGACTCAAGTAGCTGACGCTCCTGTGGATAAAGAAGCATGGGCTACTTATAGACAAGAACTTAGAGATATAACATCTCAAACAGGATTTCCTGACAACATTATATTTCCTTCACCACCTAACTAGGAGAAATCATGGCTAAAAATTTATCAGATATTCTCCGTGGTGCTAATTATGGGACATTGCCTATAATTAATGGGGGTACAGGGGTAACTACTTCTACTGGTAGTGGAAATCTAGTATTTTCTATATCACCAACTTTAGTAACTCCTATTTTAGGAACACCTGCAAGTGGGATTTTAACTAGTTGTACAGGATTACCTTTAACTACAGGTATAACTGGTATATTACCTATAGCTAATGGAGGTACAGGGGCAACAACTTTAGCTGGTGCAAACTTACCAGTAACAAATGTAGCAAATACCTTTACAGGTACACAGACTTTTAGTGGAACATCAACTACACTAGCGGCTATATTAACTAATGCGGCTGAAACTACTACGGTGTCTGCTACTGCGGCTACTGGAACGATTGCATACTATACTGCGTCACAGTCTGTAATGTACTATACAACTAATGCTTCGGCTAACTGGACTTTAAATATTAGGCATTCAGTAGGAACTACTTTAAATACTGTAATGGCTATAGGTCAAACTGTTACAGCTACTTTTATGGTAACTCAAGGCACTACAGCATTTTATAATAACGTAGTACAAGTAGATGGAACAACGGTAACACCTAAATGGCAAGGGGGTTCAGCACCAACAACCGGCAATGGAAGTTCTATTGATGTTTATACCTATGCTATTACAAAAACTGCTGCTGCGACATTTACTGTCTTAGCTGCTGTTACTAAATTTGCTTAAGGATTATTTATGCCTTTAATTTCAAGTTTAGGTTTAATGAATGCTATAGGATTTTGGTTTAGTAGTTTAAAATACCCACCGTCGATAGCGATGAGTTCTATGAATGCACCATACCAAGATATTTACCCTTGGGTAACAGGCGTAGGTTTTGGTGTAAGGTTTACAAATCCAACAACCACAATGGCTATAGGTGCTAAAGGGTTTTCATTTAACACTAACTCATCTGTTGTTTCGTTTGGTATGAATGGTTCTCCTTTTATAACTACTTATAAGTGGAGTCCTTTAGGGTATGGGACAAAATATATTGACCCGTCACCTTCTTTTACTGGAGGGTCAAATGGTCCTGTATTTAACCCTGTAGGTGATACTATTGCTATAGGGCAAACAGCAACACCTTTTATTGGCGCATACCCTTGGAATGATACTACAGGTTATGGTACAAAATATGCTGACCCTTCTATATTGCCAGCCAGCACAGGGAACGCCATTGCTTTTTCTCCCAATGGAAATGATATATTTCTTGGGCATACTACTACCCCAAATATGACTGCTTATGCTTGGAGTTCTGGGTTTGGTACAAAATACGCTAACCCCGCATCTGCGCTTTCCGGAAGAGGTCTTGCAGTAGCTATTAACACAGCAGGGAATGTATTAACAGTTGGTACAAATGGTACACCGTATGTTAATGCCTATATTTGGACAAGTGGAGTAGGGTTTGGAACTAAATATGCTGACCCTTCAACATTACCTACAGGAAATATCAATTCCGCAACATTTAATCCTACAGGGACGGTAGTTTCTTACGCATCAAATGCGTCTCCATATGTAATATCGTACCCTTGGAGCGCAGGTTATGGGACAAAATATACTGACCCTAGCGTATTGCCGGTAATTAGCACAGGAGCAAGCGGTGTAAGTTTTAATTCAACAGGGTCAGATATAGCAGTAGCTTCAGATGGGACAACTGCTTTAACGGTCTATCCTTGGAGCGCAGGATATGGGACTAAATATACTGACCCAACTACACTTCCAACAGGCAGCAACGCATCCAAAGTAAGTTTTTCATCAAAGTAATTAGGAATATAAAATGTATTTAACAATAACAAACCAAGACACACTTAATATGCTTGCATTTAACATCGTGCATAGAGAAAGAGAAGTAAACGGATACCAAATTAACATTGATAATTTTACTCAAATGTTAACGGTACTTCCACAAGGTGATGTCCCTTCTGATATTGCACAATATGTAGGCGCAAAACCGGATAATCATACAAAAATAGACGATTTACCTTTATCTTTTAGTGACGAACAAATTGATTTAATCAGTAAGTATCAATATAGAGTTGATTTAACGTTAAGGGTACGAACTGAAAAAGCCGAGCAAAATAAAGCTAAAGCGGTTTTAAATGCTTTGAAAGCTCAAATCCCTACTGACCAACTAGATGCTTTAGTTGCTGATGCTTTAGTTAAAGTTAATGCTCAATCTGCCCCTTCAGCTTAGCTTATAGCTGAAGTAAGATTTTAATGGAAGTATTACGCAAGGACTTTGTAAAGCCAAAGAAAACCAACTTTTAATTAATTAAGGAGTACAGTATGGCTGACATGACAACACCAAATATTTTTACAATGCCACAAACTGGTGGTAACAGCGACATGGGTATGGGCGCAATTACACCTTTAATCTTAGGTGCGGCTCTTTTCGGTGGGAAAGGCGGATTGTTCGGTAACAACAGTGGCGTGGATGCAGCGGCAGCTGCAGCAGTTCATGGCGCCACCACAACAGAAGTCCAAGGTATCATAAACGGTATTAATACTATTCAAGATATTGGTTCAGTAAGACGCGAAATCGGTGAAGTTCAAAGAGAAATCTGGAAAGCTGAAGGCGATGTACAAAATGCAGTTACGGCAAGTGCTGGAAATCTTAATAATACGATTTTACAATCGCAAATTGCATCAATGCAAGGTCAAGCAGCTATTATGGCTTCTGTTGATATGCATGCAAGTGATTTGTCAGGTGAAATTAGCACTTCATTAGCAGCAACTAATGCAGCTTTCGCAGTGACCAATGCAGCTATTGCGGCGGGTACAGCAGCGGCAGCATTAGCAGCTAAAGATGGTGAGATTGCAGGTTTACGTAATACACAAATTATTACAGCAACTATTTCTGCTGATGGTAGTTTAACACGTGCCGCTATTGCAGATCTTAAAGATCAATTACCGAATGCTCGCGAATTACAATTACAACGTGAAGTTGGTGTGTTAGAAGTTCAATTATCACGTCAATTAGCAGCTGAAAATGTTCGTTCAGGTAATGTTGATGTTATCACTAATGTTAACCAAACAGCTACCCAAACTAACCAACAAGTCCAGATTCAAGCAATCTTGGGTGCGATTCAAGGATTGAGTCATAATCAAAGTGCAATGGCTACAAACTTGAATATCGGAGGCTACCAACGTGGTGTTAATCAAACACCAACTAACGTTGCCGGGTTTTAAAGAGAAATCAAAATATGGACTCGTCAGTAATCCAAAGACAGATCGAGCTTCTCCAAGCACAAATGATACCCGTGAGAGCACAAGCGATGAAACGAGTAGAATCGGTGGAAGAGACGGTGAAGAGAGTTCTTCAGACAGAGATGGCGAAGTTACAACCACCTAGTTTACAAGCAGAACCTATAGTAAGTGAAGAAGGCGTTAATATGCTTTCTGCTATAGGCTCTGCCTTGACTGAAGAACAACAACAATGGTTATCATTGCCAGAAAATCAATCCTGTATTATCGAATTCTTTTCTACAATGGAAGGGCAAGCTATAACAAGACGATTCTTTACGGCATATAAGGAATACAAATGCAAGTAGTACACACAGTAAAACTCTCTACTGAAGAGAAGGATGAATTGCTAAAGTTAGCAGTTAAGGTTGGTACGGTTCAAGAAAGTACAGCTTATACACCTGAAGAAAAGACTAAGTTAATTAAAGATAATATGGATTGGTTTAATTCATTATTATGTGATTACATTCATGATGCTTTCACATACGGTTATAATGAAGGTAAAAATTTAGCCGATATTAAAGATACAGAAATGTATAAACCTACAGTTTAATTGGAGACAATTATGTCATTTATAGATGATTTGAAAGACGCAGTAGAAACAGTTGTAGAAGTAGCAGTACCTGTATTACCTCATGAAGTAGTAGAAACAGTTGTTGATGTAACAATCGACACTATTGCGGATGCTGTATCATGAAGAATACTTTAGAAAAAGCGTTTAAAGATGCAGGAAAAGCTATTAATCACACTGTACACGAAGCAGCGGATGTTGCAGAAAAAGTTGTGATTAATCCTGATGTACAAGAAGTAGCAAAAGAAGTTGCTATTGGCGTTATTGTTGCAGCGGTATAATTATGGAACTTAGCGATAAAGGCGCAGAAGACTTAAAAGGTTCTGAAGGGTTTAGATCGCAACCGTATCCAGATGGTGAGGGCGTCCCTACTATTGGCTTTGGTAGTACTCTCTATGAGAATGGTACTAGAGTCACATTAAAGGACGCTCCCATTACTAAGGAGCGAGCGTTACAAATCTTCAAAGTTACCCTTAAGCAATACACAAGTGCAGTTGATAAAAACGTAACTGTACCGTTAACACAAAACGAATTTGATGCATTAGTAGAGTTTACATATAACGTAGGTGTAGCCGCTTTTAAAGGTTCTACATTATTGAAACTACTTAATGCAGGGGCGCCTAAAGATCAAGTGGCTGCTCAATTCCTTAGATGGAATAAAGATGAAGGTAAAGTCGTTCCAGGCTTAACCAATAGACGTAAACATGAATCAACTAAATTTTTAGGAAAATAAAATGGCAGACCAGCAAGAAACACCAGTCGTAGTGGCACCTAAAGTTATGGCTAAGGTACAACCAAAAGAATTTGTAAATAAAATTACATCTAACTGGAATATTACACCTACTGAAGTTGAAGAAGAAATCACAGCTTTGAATAGCGTGACAAATGAATATTTTGAAGGCACTATTGTTGAATTTAATAGACTATTAGAGGCTTAGTATGACATACGGCCCTACTAAGACAGTTGCGGATCCTTGTCAAGCGTATGAGTATCTTAAACCTTCGTGGAATAAGGCACGTGCTGTATGCAATGGGGAACGTACTGTAAAAGAGCTGGATCAGTATATTGATCTAATTAGATTTAGCAATTTGCTGATACCCTTCTCTACAACAATGAGCCAAGCTCAATATGACTTTTATAAGTCAGAAGCTGAATTACCAGGCATTACTGCACAATTTGCTAAGATGCTTGTTGGGGGTTTATTAAGAAAAGCTCCTATATTAACATTACCGGATGAAGTTCCTGAAGAAGCTAAGGATTGGCTTATCAATAATATCGGACGTGATGACTCTACACTAGTAGCATTTCTTGATGAATTATTGTGGGAAGAGATCAATACATCCCGTGCATGGGTATTTGTAGACCACCCATCCGTTAATAATGTTGAAAACTTAGATAAAGAAACTAGAGATATGATTAAACCATATCCTATTTTGCAAAAAGCTGAAACAATTGTTAACTGGGCAACAGCTGTAGATATATTTGGTAAAACAGTTTTAAAATATGTAATTGTTAAAGGTTACTCAGACGATTATACTATTAATGAATTCCATGCTATGAGAGTCCCTACGGTCTGGGTACATGAATTAAACGAAGAAGGTAATTACCAAATTCGTAAGTTCATGGGCACAACTAAAGACAATGGCGATCAAACTCTTAAAATAGGAGGTATTGGTGAGAAAGCTCAGCAATTACTACCTTCAGGCCATTTCGAGTTAATAGAAACATTTGACAATATACTTAATAGCGGGGAACCACTAAGGCATATTCCTGCATGGCCTGTTAATGGTAGTATAGAACCTATTATGCCATTATTAATGCCTATCGTAGATAAAGAGATTAGCCTATATAATAAAATTAGTAGACGAAATCATTTACTATACGGTGCAGCTACTTATACACCTGTTATTATGTCAGATATGCCTGATGAACAATTTGATGAAATTGTAGACGCTGGATTAGGGTCTTGGATAAGATTACGCCAAGATGATAAAGCAGATGTCTTAAAAACACCCACAGACGCATTACAAGACATGCAAAAAGCTATTGAAGCATCTATCGATGAAATGGCTAAACTTGGCATTAGAATGCTTACAACTGAAAATGAACAATCAGGTATTGCATTAGAAATTCGTAATGCTGCTCAAACGGCACAATTAAGTGTGTTGAGTACAAAAATCTCCAGTACATTAAAGCAAGTAATATGCTTAATGGTTAATTGGAGATATGGATTAAAAATTAATGCATGTGATATTGTGTTTAATTTATCCGCAGATTTTGATCCAGTGCCTTTAGGTGCTGAGTGGTTGAATCTTGTTACTCAATGGTATCAATCAGGGTTATTACCTAGAACTGTGTGGCTGCAGATGCTAAAGGCAAATGATATTCTTAATTCTGAATATGATGATGAAGCCGCATTACAAGAAGTAAACGCAGATCCTCAGATCATACCTGCAGCAACTAAATATAATGATCAGTATGCAATGCAAACATCATCACAACAAGGAGTTAATAATGGCTAAGAGTGTAAAAAGAAGTATGGCGTTAAAAGGCAATAATAATGCGGCTAAACATGGATTAGGTGCAGGATTTGGTGCAACAATGGGTGCAGGCTTAGCAATGCCTTTTGCAAAACCTGCTGCAATGTTTATGGCTAAAAGTGCTGGTCCAATGGTAATTGCACATGCTGCAGGATTAGGTGCATCTAAAGGATTATTGTTTGGCGGTACTGGGGCGTTAGTGGGGGCAGCTATTGGTGGCGGCTTAAGTTATTTAGCGTATAGTAAATTGCCAATTCAAAATCATGCAAGACACACTAATTAATTAAAGGCTACACATGATTATTAATAGTAATACACAAATTTATGACAAAACGCTAGATCGCGCAGCGATGATCCGTCTATATGAGAGAAGAGTCTCTGGTAAAGTTGATTTAGTAATTGATGGTCATGTTGTTAGACTAGATAAATTAATTAAAGATGCAGAATTATCAGGACGAGGTTTCGAAAAATTTAGAGAAGCTATTGACCAAGAATTAAGAAAGACATATAAATCAATTAATAATTCTGTTCAAAAAGATCTATCATCTCTTGTATCTGATCAACTCTCATATGCTTATCAAAAAGTAGAAGTGGCAATGGGTAAAATATGGCGTACTGAAAGACCTAAGAATAGAATCTCTGAAGAAATTGTACTTAAAAACCCATTAAGTGAAAACGGTACAATGGAGCAGGGATGGTCAGGTATTGCCAAGAATGAAAAAATTAGATTAGAAGCAGTTATACGCAAAGGTATAGCTGACGGAAAAAGCGTAGATGAAATAGCTCTACAAATACGTTCAGGAAACGTACATAATATAACTCGCATGCAGTCGAAAGGTCTGGTAATAACAGCCATTACAGCTGTATCCTCTCAGGCTGATCATGCTATTTATAAAGCAAATGAAAAAGCGTTACAAGGATGGCAATATGTTGCTGTCCTTGACGCACGAACAACTCCGCTATGTGCTCATAGAGATGGTGAAATTTATCCGATAAGCGATACAATACATCTTCCACCGGCACACTGGCATTGCAGATCTACTACAGTTCCTGTATTTAAATCATGGAGCGATATAGCAGATCTGGAAAGTGTAGCACAAGTAAGACGTAGGAATATTGAGAACTTAACTGATGCTCAAAAAGCTTTTTATGACGGTAACACACCTCTTAGAGAGTCATACAACGATTGGCTAAAGCG